CCGTCTTTATCACCATGATAAGCTTTTTCTACTCCTGCACTAGTAAAACCTGATGTAATAGCAGGTGCTGATATTCCTAATGTTTCTGACCATTCAAATCCGTTACGTCTCAGCGTTCCTATAACACCTTTTGAAACAAACTGACTATCTGATATAGTACTATAAAACATTCTGTATTGTGATTTATTTCTCAATACAACACTGCTAAACTGTAATGTGTTAGAAGCTCTAGCAATATCATTTATTATTGGTTGTATAGCTTGACTAATAGTTCCTAACTCAACGTCACCAATTCTAGCTGTACCAGCAACTGTTCTAAAACCATCTGGTGCTAAGAATATTAAGTCACCAGCAATCTCTTGAATTGTTTGACCATCTAAACAACCTACGTTTTTAGTAACAGGTACAACTGCAATAGTACTAGAGTTATTAATATTTTGTAGTTTAAATATTGAGTTACGACAAAATATAAATAGTTCATTACGGAAACTTTTTAATCCTACTACTTTATCTTCTAAAGTAATACTACCTGAACCTGAACTACTAAAGCTATCTATGTCATTAGTACCACTATAATAAATTGTATTAGGTGTAGTAGGGTCTCCAGCTACTACTAAATGCTGGTCATGTATTGTACAGAACTTAGCTTTAGTAGAACCACTAATAGTTATTTGACTTGCAAAAAAAGTTCTAGCAGTTACATCTCCACTTGTTCCAGTCATCTTAAATAAGAAAGGTTTATTGTTACCACTCTTATCTGTTATAATTACTTCACCAAAATCAGATGCACCTTCAAAAATAGCAAACTCACATTGGTCTACACCTGTTAAAGATAATTCTCCTCTACCACTAAACGTACTATAATTATCTCCACCACTTGCAACACTTTCTTTGTTTAGTTGTAACCAAGCACTTTCTCCGTCTTGACTAAAAAATACATCGTTACCTGCTACAGCTATTAAACCATCTGCATAAACTACTAAACCTTCTATATCTTCTGAAGAATTAGGTAACGTATCTCCAAACAAAGTAAATCCATTTATTCTTCTGTATGTACCTTCATCAGATACTTCAAAGTTTCTTAGCTTAGTAGCAACTCCGGGTGTCTTTAATAGAGCTGAAGAGTTAGTAGACTTATTAAGTCCACCTACTAAATCTACTGAAAATGGTTGAGAACCTGCCATCTAGAAATAAGTCCTATCGTCTGTCATATATTTAGGAGTAGGATTAATCAAATTAGATTTCATAGTCTTCATATTCTTTTTATATTCTTCAAGTGCAAAAGCTGCTTGTTGAATGTTTTCTTTAAATTGATGTACATAATATCTTGTACGAGCTGTGATTACATTGCTATACTGTTCTGGTAAAACAATAGTATCACCATGAGCTGATAAAGATGTAGGTTTTTCAAAAGCATAAAAATGTACGTTGTATACTTTATCTGGTATTGGACTTAATCCAAACTTTCTATGGTCTGGACTTTTAATAACATATACAGGTTCTCCATGAGAAGCATCTGAACCTTCTGCATCATCAGAGTTTTCACTATCCCTATAATATCTTTTCCAGTCTGCAAGTGTTAGAAATTTTAAACCTCTAGAAACAAATGGAGTTGTTTCCCCACTTACATTTATTGTTGTTAAATAAAAATCATCCCAGTCTACTGATGAGTAATCAGTTGTTATATTAGAACTTCCTGACTTAAGAGTATACCATCTAGTTCCTGCTACCGATGCAACAGTTACATTCCCATAAAAAGGGTCTGTGCCTCCACTAGCTCCTGCTGAGAAAAAAGGTAGTTGTGGTTCTTGATTAGCTATATCAAATATAGATTTATTAATTGAATCTTTTACAAATGCTTGTATACCTGTAGCATCCCCAAAAGTTACTGTAGTTAAAACAACTTCATTGAGTTCTCTTAATACTTCGTTTGTTAAACCTAAATATGTTGTAGCCATTACTTTTTACCTTTAGCTTTTAATTTTGCTTTTTTACTTAAATCTTTAAAATGAACAAGCTTTACACTTGTTTTGGTGTGAGATTTATTTGTATGTAAAGTACCGTCAGCCATTTTATGAGAACTGCCTTTATGTTCAGTTCCATCTCTTTTATAATGTTTTACGCCTTTCATATTAACAAGGTTTAGCTTTTGGCATTACTTCACCGCCAGTTTTGTACATTGTACGACCACCGCCTACCATTTTCTTTTTACCCATGCCACCATCCATCATTGTTTCTCTTCTAGCTGAAGCATTACCATTTTTGTTCATACCACCATCTTTATACATCATTCTTTTTTTACTTTTCATACTATTCTCCTTTTTAAATTAGGTGGAGGAATACTTAAACTCCTCCGATTTGGTATCAGTTAATACCGTAGACTG